TCATATTGCGCTCCGGTTCAAATGCGGAAACGGCGATTCGGGGACGGGACGACCGACGAACCGGCTGAGCGATTCCCACAGTTCGGCCTCCGGCGTGCCGGCGACGTCGATCACCAGCAGGTCGTCTCGTTCCGCGAAGTACCGCTCAACCGACTCGTGGTGCTCGTCCCACGCCGCCGAAAACAACTCTCGGTGAAAGCGGGTTGTGCCCCAGTAGAAGAGGCGGCGATTGAACCACAGGTTGCCGTTGGGCGGGTTCCAGCGCGCCATCCACCGCTCGACCGATTCGAGCCACGCCGCCTTGTCGCGCGTCGTCAGAATGAACCGGCTGCCGGGATAAAGGCGGTCCGCCGCGCGCCACCAGCGAACGAACGGACCTTCGATGAAGGCGTCGAGGCCATCCGGGAGCGTCAGATCGGATTCGTGCCAGCGGTCCATGACGTGCGCGCCGAGGTCGTCCCAATGGACCGCGCCTAGGCCCATCAGTCGCAGCGCCTCGGTCAGGCTGCGTGTTCCGGTGCGTCCCAGTCCAATGCCGAAAATCATGTTTGCGTCTCCTTGAGTTCCGTGTTCGCCATGCCGAGCCAATCGATGTCCCAGCGGGGTTCGACCTTGGCGATTCGTTCAGCAGCGTTTTGTCCAAGTCGCTCATAGCCGTCCGTTCCCATCGCCGAGATGTGCGTGGAGTGCGAGGTGAACCAGCGATAGATGTAGCTTGGCCGTGGATCGTGCTGGATGGGGTCGGCGCGGCGCAGCTTGGCGGCCTTGAATCGTCGCAAGAGACCCTGGTCCTGGCCGCTCTGGATGAACGGATAGCCTCCGACCCGCTCGAACGCCTCGCGGCGAAACGCCCACGCGCCGTGGAATAGATACTGGTTCGGCTTGCGCTGAACGCGATTCTGCTTGTCGTTGTAGATGACTGTGGGGATCGTGTAGTCGGCCTCGGCCAGCGCGGCGGCCGCTGCGGTCATGTGCCACGGCAAGTACACGTCGTCGTCGTCCCACACGCAGTAGGCATCGACATCGGGCGAAACGAGGCCGGCGCTGGCGTTGCGCTTCTCGCCCAGCGTGCGGAACCGAGATGGCAGCGATACGAGCCGCCAGCCAGCGCCCCCCTGGTTCTCGTACTGGCCGGCGTCGTCCAGCACGATCAGCTCGCGCATTTCCGCCGGATAGTCCTGGCGCAGGAAGCACTCGATGGCCGTCGCCAGTTCGCGCGGGCGCTTATACGTGCAGCAGATCGCGGCGATCTTCATGTTGGTTTTCCTTGAGCCAGACCTCGCATGCGCGAAGCAAACGGGTGCGATGTGCGATATGGCCTTTCCAATTGCGGCCGTGGATCGAGTGCGGCGCGGGCAGCTCGTTCACGGCGATTCGATGGACCCGGTTGAGTCGGCCCGTTTCGCTCATGGCGACGTAGCTGAAGATGATGTCCTCGCCGTTGCCGACGGGTTTTCCTTCTCGCTGCACGTCGTCGAACGCGGGGGCGACCTGGAAGAACTGTGAGGCGTAGCGACGATGGGCGACCAGCACTCGGGTCAGCACGACGGGCGACTCGGCATCGCCGCCGATGTTGCGGGCATAGGAGCCATCCGGTTTCGGTGCGCGGCCGAAAACGCCGTGGATGATGTCGGGGGCGTTGTGCCACGCATTGACCAGCGCCCGCAGCGATTCGGCCGGCAGTTCGAGATCGTCATCTTGGATCAGAACGCAGTCGTGGCGGGCCAGGCAGGCCGCCGCGAAGCGCGTGTAAAGGCCCATATCCTGCGCGGCGTTTACCACGTTGGCCCAGGGGTGGCGAAACGTCGCGGCCGGGTTGTTATTCCAAACGATGGCCTCGGTGACGATGCCGCTGGCCTGCCAGCCCGACAGAATTCGGGCCACGTTGGTTGGCCGCTTCCAATTCAAAATGACGCCGGTCACGTTATTCATGCCGCTGCCCTCCTTTCGCTGGCCACGGATTCAAAGAGACGTTTCCAGCCGGCCCACAGCACGTCGGGGCCGGCCAATTCGCTGACGAGCCGATCGCGGGCGGCGTGGACGAGTCGCATTCGCAGCTCTTCGTCGTAGGCGAGCATGGCGGCGTAGTGGGCGAGCTCCTCGTCGCAACCACCGAGAAAGCCGGTCACGCCGTGCTCGATCATTTCCCGCCAGCCCCAGTCGTTCTGGGCGACCACCGCCACGCCGGCGGCCATCGCCTCCAGGCCGACGCGGGGCCAGTTCTCGCGAGCGCCGCCGTTGACCGGCAGCGTGCAGTGCAACTGGCGGAAGTAGTCGTGCGCCGGCAGCGCCATCGGCTTGAGGCAATCCGCCCACGGCGGCGGCGCGCCGAGCTTCTGATGCGTCCGTTCGTCCATGCCGAGCATCAAGGCCCGCTTGTTGCGGTACTGGATGCGGTTGTAGATGGGCCAAGTGTTGCTGGACCACTTGTCGAGATCGGGCCGCGCGGCGCGGCCGACGACAAACGCTTCGCCCTCGGCGTGCGGCCGCGGGCAGAACTCCCATTCCTCGAAGTCAAACGCGCCGCGGATCAGGTGCCCCTGGTTGCTCCTGTATCCAAGCTGCGTCAGTTCCGGTTCGAGCATCGAACGCTGGAACTCGGACTGGAACACGAAGGCGTCGAACGGGCCGGACTCGCGGTAGAACTTCCGCTCGGCGTCGAACAGCCAGGTCATGCAGTTGACCCACACCAGCCGGCAACCGAGTTCCCGCAGCCGCTTGGCATTGGCCAGGAACGCCGCGTTGCAAAAGCTGACCACCGTCGCGCCGGCCAGACCCGGCACTTGATCGAGCGTTTCCGGCGTCGCGGCGTGCGTCGTACAGCCCAACGCATCGACGCGGGATCGCCATTTCGCGTCCGTTCCCCAAGTCGGGATCAAGTGAACGTCGGCGTCGAAGCGCCGCCACAGTTTGACTGTGTGCCAAGCCTCGGTGCATGCGCCGCCGAGGTCGCCCGGATAGCCCATGAGGAATATCTGCATCGTTGCTTGCTCCTTACGACAGGGATTCAGAGGAACTTTCGGTTTCCGGCGTCGATTCGCTCGCGCTGGGCGTGCTCGACGACGACGTTTCAGGCTCGGTCGTGCTGCTGCTCGACGATTCGCTCGAACTTGACGACGAAGGGAGCGGCGGCAGAAGGGTGGAACTGCTGGACGAACCGCTTTCCGAGGGCGTCCCCGTTGAGCTGCTGTCGCTGGGCGTTGGAGAGCTACTGCTCGGCAGTCCGTTTTCCGACGACGATGGTGTGGACGAACTGCTCGATGCCAATGCATCGCTGCTGGACTCGCTCGACGAACTGCCAAACGAAGACGAACTCGACGAAGAGCCAGGCGCGGACGAACTGGGCGTTGGCTCGCTGCTCGGCGGCTCCGCGCTGGACGAAGGCAGGCTGTCGCTGCTCGATGACGGTTCGGAACTCGATAACGACGAGCTACTCGACGATTCGGATGTCGAACTCGATGGAGCAGAACTCAATGAGGCGCTACCGCTCGATGATGGATGGCTGCTCGATGACTCGGTCGTCGAATTCGATGGAGCAGAACCCGACGATGACGAACTGCCGGAGCTTTCGGACGAAGAGCTGCTGCTCGAACTACTCGACGATGGTTCGCTGCTGCTGCTGCTGGATGACGGTGCGCTGCTACTGCTTGACGACGGCTCGCTGCTGGAAGAGGAACCGGACGAAGAGCCTCTTGACGAACTCGACGACGAGATGGAAGAACTGCTGCTTGACGATGAGGAACTGCTCGACGACGGTTCGCTGGACGATGGCTCGCTGGACGACGAACTCGAACCACTGCTGCTCGACGAAGGCTCACTGCTTGACGACGAACTGCTCGATGAGCTGCTGGACGACGACGAACTGCTGCTAGTGGAACTGCTCGAAGACGACGGTTCGCTCGACGACGAACTCGAACTGCCGCTACTCGACGACGATTCGCTGCTCGAGGAAGAGCTGGATGAGGAACTGCTGGACGAACTGCTGGAGGATGGCGAACTCGATGAACTGCTCGATGACGGCTCGCTGGACGAGGAACTCGAACTGCTGCTACTCGGTGAACTCGACGACGAACTGCTACTGCTGCTCGATGAGCTCGAACTTGACGACGAACTGGAGGAACTCGGATTGCTGCTCGATGAGCTGGAGGAACTGGACGGGCACGGAGCCTTCGGCACGCAAATCGTCTTGCCGCAGATCGTGATCTTCCAGTAGTCGCCGCCGTCCTGCACGTCAAACTCCGCGCAGGGGTCCGGTGCCGAGGTGCTGGGACTCGACGGCGTGCTGGGACTCGATGAGGTGTTGGGACTGGAGGAGGTGCTGGAATCCGACGAGGACGAACTCGACTCGCAGCAGATCGGAACCTGACAATCTTCGCCGTCCTCAATCGACACCAACTGGCCGCACAGGAAGGTCAGCTTCTGCGTGGGAAAGCGGATGGTGTCCCCGTCGCGCGTCGGGCACGGCAGGAGCGTGTCGACAGTGGTGGTCAATCCGTGGCCGGGCGGGCAGGACGGTTCGCTGGACGATCCCGACGAACTGCTCTCGCTGGAACTGCTGGAGGATGAACTCGACGAGGAACTGCTCGATGACGAACTGCTGGATGAACTGGATGACGAAGAAGAGCTGGAGGAACTAGATGAGTCGCAGCAGCCCTCGCCGAGTTGCACCACTTCCCACTTGCGGCTGTCGGCCATCCACTTAGCCCAGCCGAACGTGCCGGCGGGTACGCTGTCGACCGGCTCGCAGCAATCTCCCGACGATTGCGGTTGGCAGACGTCGGGGCAGACGACGCCGATCGAATCGTAAACCGTGAAGGGACAGTCGACCTCGCACCAACGCAAATCGTCCGGCATCGGCGTCGGACAAGCCGGGTTCGTGTTCGAGCCGTCGTAGATGACGCGGACCGCCGAAGCGGAACCGCAACGGGACAGCGGCGTGATCAGCCGGAAGCGCCGCATGTCGTCCGGGTAATTCGACAGCCGCACGACGGCCCACTGCCCGCCGGTTCCACCCTCTCGCCAGAGGATCTTCGCCGATCCGACGGGCCGGCTGACCAGCGCCGTCGGGTCGCAATGCTTCACGTCGGCAAATTCGTGGCAGGGGTCTTCGACCTCGATATAAGCCGGACAGACGCCGGAAACCCACGCGCGGCCGATCTTGCCGTCGCGGAGCGGGTCGAGCAGGATGGCGAATCGCGTGAAATGCAGCGGATGCTTTGGCTTGACGCCGACCAGCGCGACCTGATTCTTGAATTCGCGCAGATGGTCGCCGGGTGAAATAATCGGCGAGTCGATTCCAAGGACATGAAACCGCAGCCGGTCGTCACCGCTGTTGTTGCGGACTTTGACAATGTCGCCCTGGCGGATTTGATCGAGTGCTTCGGCGAGTTGATCGTGCTTCTTGCCCTTCTGCTCGCGAACCGTGTCGAGAAACGAGTTCCACACGTCCGCCGAGATGTCGAGCGGCTGGCCGGCCTGGGCCTTTTTGTAACGGTCTCCCATCGTTACGTCCCGATCCCCAGGCCAGAGAAATCACCGTACTCGTAGACCCGCTCGACGTAAGCGGCGATCGGTTTTTTGATCAGCACTTTTGCGGCGTTGTCCTCCTCGTCGGCGAATCGCACCCAGAGATAATGCCAACCCTCCTTGTCGATGCCGGCGATGTTTCCCAACTGCAAACCGCTGACGTTCGGGCTGGCGGCGAAGCGAAACGTGATCTCCCAATCCTCGAACCCACGCTTCGCGCCCGAAGCGCCGAGGAATAGGACTTCCCCCTTGGCGAACCCTTTGAACCCGGCGTCGTTGACCCGCCCGGTCAGAAAGAAGAGCGTCGCCTTGTACGCGCCGGTCACCAGGGCGTCGTCGATGTAGTGCGTCTCGGTGAAGTTGTAGACCGGGACCGTGATATCGGTTCCCTCGATCTGATCCTGATTGACGCCGATCGCACTTTGGAAGTCCGGGGCGATTTCGCCGGGCGCGGGATATCGATTGATCGTCTCGATAGCCTGGCTGATGTGCTGTGTGCCGCCACCGGTGTCGAACGTGAACTGCGACTCGCTCTCAATCTCGACGTATTGAACCGAGCATTCCCAAACGCCGCCGCCGACTGTCTTGATGGTGAAGCTGTCGCGCTTCAGCCCGTCGTAAGTCGCCGGCGCCGTGGCCGCGATGAGTGACTTGACCTGCAGATCGTCGTCGGTGCCTTGCACGACGTACAAGAGTTCCGTCCGCGGGTCTTCGCTCTCGGTCGCCTCGCGGCTGTCGAATTTTTCGTCGATGGTGATGGGCATGACGACCTACTGCGCGAAAACGAGCTTTCCTTGCTTGGCCTGGTCAACCAGGTCTTTCGTGTTGACGACGATTTGTTCGGCGGCCCGCGCGGTTCGCTCGGCCAGGCTGTCCGCGCCCAGGCCGCGGGCGGCCAGCGCGTTGAACGTCCCTTTGACTTCCACCTTCCGCTGCTCTTCGCCCACCGCGCCGGCGCTGAAGGAGAGGCTGTCCTGAAGTTCCTTCATGCGTTCGGGCTCCCCCGACTCGGCCTCTTTGCGTTTCTTGGCCGCCTCGGCAATGGCTTCCTGCCATTCGCGCCGCGCGTCGGCCAGTTCGCCTTCGGTCGCCGCCAGGTCGTCGGCAAACTGCCGTTGCCGACGGGCGTGCTCCTCGGCCTGCATTTCGCCGAGCGTGGCCTCGACGCCGGCGCGGTCGCGCTCGATCTGCTCCCGGCGCTGCCGCCGCTCGCGGTCGCGCTGGCCGACGGCTTCGAGCATCTTCTGGTCGGCCGCTTCGGTGGCCTGGCTCACCTCCTGGTTGATCCGCGACACCTCGGCGTCGACGTCTACCTCATCGCTGAACAGCGACTTCAGCCGCACCCAGGCCTTCTTGATGAAGCCGATCGTGTTGTGCCAGGTCTTGGTCAAGAGGTTGGTGAAGACGGACCAGGCGTCGGCCAGGAACCCAACGGTCTCGGTCCAACCGACTTCGATGGCCGCCCAGCCGTTGTTGATAATCTTGGCGACGCCGAACACGGCGTTGGTCCAGAGCGAAAGAAAGAACTCCTTGGCCCCGATCCACAGGCCGTTGAGGAAGTGGACGCCCCGCTTCCATTCCATCTTCAGCGTCAGCCACAGGATCTTCGCGGCCAGGCCGATGTCGCCGGCCGCCAGCGCGTCGGCAATCCCCTGCCAGGCGGCGATGCCGTCGTCCTTGAGTACCTGGAACCGTTCGCCGAGCCAGGCCAGTGCTTTGCCGCCGACGCCGGTCGCGTACAGCAGGTATCCGGCCAGCGCCACGACGGCGAGGATCACGAGGCCAATCGGCGTGAGCAGCAAGGCGATGATCTTGCCGAGGATGGCAATCGCGGTCCCGACCGCCCCGATGACGGCGACCAGACCGCCGATCACCGCGCCGGCGCTGGAGATCAGCGTGCCAAGAATAATGAGACCCACGCCGGCCGCGACCACGGCGGCGGCGATCTTGAAGACCGTAACGACCAGCGTCTTGTTCTCTTTGACCCATTTGATGACCGACGTGATGAGGGGTGCGATGCGTTTTTGCATTTCCGTCAGCACGGGCGCGAGCGCCGCGCCGATCTGCACGACGATGGCCTTGAGTTGCCGCCGCAGCCGGTTCATCGCATCGGTCAGCTCGGCCGCGGAGGTGGCGTCCTCGTCCGTCATCGTGATGCCCAGGCGCCGGGCCTCTTCTTGCAGCGCCTCGATGGACGCCCGGCCGCCCTCGAGCATGGGCAAGAGCTCGCGGCCGCTGCGGCCGAAAACATTCAGGGCGATGCCGGCGCGGAGCGTGGGGTCTTCGATTTTGGAAATGGCCTCGGCCAGCAGCTTGAACCGCTCCTCGGGGCTGGCCTGCTTGAATTGCTCAGCGGAAACGCCGAGCATGTCGAGCAGGTCGGTGGAGGTTTTCAGACCGCGCTCCACCATCACCGAGAAGCGGGCCATCGCCGCCAGCGAGCGATCGAGCTGGTCGATGGACGCGCCGCCCTGTTCGGCCGCGAAACCGAGTTCGCTGAGCGCCTCGGCCGAGAAACCGGTCCGGGCCCGCATCTTGTCGAGTTGGTCGCCGGTGGATGCAAAGAGTTTCGCGGCCCCCAGCAATGGCGCGAGCATGGCCGTGCCCGCGGCCGCGACGCGCAGCCCCATCGCACGGACGCTCGCGCCGAAGGCTTGCAGGCGTTTCGACGCGCGGGCCAGGCCGCGGACGAGGCGGCTGTCCTTCGTGTAGAGTTCGACGTAGGCCGCGCCGGCGCGGATGGCTTGAGCCGAGGGCATGGTTTATGTCATTCACCTTCTGTCAACAAACACACGTTTCAGGACGCGAATGCCGGCCTTTTCAATCGTGACCGGCTTTCGCTCGACGAGCGGATGGAACTCGGCGGGCGAATACGGCTTCGACCGTTTCTTCGGGTTGCGGTGGACGTTGGCCGTCATCGCCAAGACCGCCGCGGTGTGCGACCACTGGTCCTTTCGCCGCGCATCGGCCATCCAGATCAGCTCCCGGAGCGTCAGCGGACTGGGATCGACGCCGACGATGCCGGCCAGTTGCCAGATCAGCTTCCAGGCGTTGGCTCCGGTAACTCGCTCTCGCTGAGCAGAGCTTCCAGTTGCCGGTCCAGCTTCGGATCGTCCAGCCGCTTGCTGGCCGTTTCGACCGCCTTGTTCTGGAACGTCTTCAGCTTGGCCAGCGCCTTGGCCAGCACCTGGCGCTTGCCGCTCGGGAAAAAATCGACGAGTTCCTCCAGCAAAGCGGTCGTCGCGTTGTCGATGGCGTCGCCGGCCATCGCGCGGCCGAACTCCTCATCGCTGACTTCCTTCGTGTCCGCCTCCGGTTTGCAGATCGCGTAGATCACGTCGCACAGCAGTACCGGGTCGGAGACGAGCTGCTCGATCAGCTTCCCCTCGATGGCGTCCAGAAGGTTGACCGAGAGCAGCGTCTTGACCCGCTTGATGCACTCGACGTTGATGGCGACCGTCCAGGTGCGGTCCGCGTTGTCGGTAAATGTCTTCATGCGTTCCCTTCGTTGACTTACGGTCCGCCGGTGATCCATTCGGGCGCGTTGTCGGCGTAGGTCGGCTTGATCGATACGTCGACCAGGATGGCTTCCTCGAGCGCCTCGTTGCGGGTGAAGTTGAAGATGTCGAACGTCGCCCGCAGGCCTTCGGAGTCGGGATCGGTGATGTCGCCGTCCATCACCGCGAACTCCAGCGGCGTGTTGTTGAAAAACGCCTGGCGGATGGCATCGAATCCGGCATCGACCGTGTCCCAGACCATCTGGAACTCAATGGAGGCGTCTTTCAGCGTTCCGACCGTGGCCCGCCAGCCTGCGTTTGCGCGGGTGGTGACATCCGCTTCGCCTTTTTCCAGGTTCAGCGTGACGTCCTTGACGTTGCTCACCTCGACCCAAACGGGCGCGGCATACGTGCCGGTGTTGCGATAAAGTTTCGCGTCCATGCCCAGTCGCGTGGCCATGACGTTCGTCTCCTATTGATCAAGCTCTCACGGAGCCCGCCCACTTGCGAGGCAGACGCTCCTTGGTTGTTTCCAATGCAGGTCCCATGAACGGCCGCTTCGGGTAACGCTGCCGCTTGTAGCGGCCGCCGTGCTCGTGAGCCGAACCCGACTTGCCGACCTTCGCCTGCTCGGGGCCGATCACGACCAGGTCGTTCTGTTTCTCGACGGCGTACATGATCGCGCCGCGCAGCTGGCCTTTGCGGGTGCTGGGCGGTTGCCCTTCTTCGCTTGGCTTCTTGCGGCGGCGAATGCTCCGCTTGGCGGTCAGGCGAATGGTCGCGCCGGCGTGGCCTAGGCTTTTGATGCTGCCCTTCTTGGCCTTGGACAGCACCTGCTTCGTGTTGTCGCGCGTTCGCGCCGCCATGCCGATCATCCGTTACCTCACGACTCGAAACGTCAGCGTCAGGACGCTGGTAAATTGCCGCAGTTCGTCCCAGTGTTCCTGGGCGTAAATGGGCGCGTGCTCCGTCTTGATCCAGTGAGCGTTGGGATACGCCGTCAGCCTTCGCAGCCGGAAGAAGTCGGCGATCTCCTCGACCAACGTCATGAGCGGATCGATTTCCGCCGCGTCGCCCGTCTCGAACTTCTTTTGCACCGCCACGTCGATCTGAAAGTCGTTCGTGTTGCGGCTGCGGTCGCTCTTGGTGATCACGACGCCCTTGGGGACGACGCTGACGTGCAAGTCCTTCATGTCCTTAAGCTCGAACGACGGCACGTAGTGCCGCGCTGCGGTGAGTGGCAAACTCAGCGCGGCGGCGTTCAGTTCCGCGACCAGCGCGTCGGCAACGTCGGTGATGACGGCCATCAAACATCCTCCGTGGCGATGTGTTTCGTGTGGACCCGAAGCGTCTTGCGGTACGGATCGCTGTAGCGCCAGTGCGGCTCGGTCCCCAGCGGCATGACCTCGTAGGTGAATTTCTTTCCGCCCTCGGTTTCCTCGATGCGGTCGCCGCGCTCAGGCAACGCCGGCTGGCCGGCGAGCACGAGGTCCGCCGTGTCGATCAGGTAATCACGAATCTGCGTGCGGACAATGACGCCGCTGCCGTCGTCCTGCTCGAAAATCGTGCGACCGATGGTGGCTTGCACTGGAACCGAATCCACGCCGCGCCGGTACGTGACCGCGCGGGTGGCGTGTTTCTTTCGCTGGCCTTGCAGCCAGTTCGATCCGGTTTCGAGCAGGTCGGCCATCGTTTCAGACTCCTTGGGCTGCGCCCGGCCAGAGCAAGTGTCCGACCAGCACGCCAAGCGCGAACGACAGGATCGGGTACTGGGAGGACACGGCGCGAAAGAAGCCGCTGATCGTCGGCGCGCCGGCTACTGAAGTCGCGGCCCACGTGTCGTATAAAATGACGGCCACCACCAGCGCCACGAGCACCCAAGCCGTGACGTGCGGAGCGATTTCGCCTTTCGCCATGATCGTTCTCCCAGTACTGCGATTACTGGCTCAGCCGAACCCGGACCGTCGCGTCGGTGTCGGCGGCGTCGGCGACCGCCTTGCCCAGCAGCTTGTTCGCGCCCGCACCGTCGGTGGTGACCGCGACGTCGTTGGCGTCGTCCCAATACACCTTGTCGCCCGTAGAAAACGTCACGCCGCCGCCGGCCTCCTTGGCCACGTCGAAGACGCCCTCGACCGCCAGCGCGCCAAGTGTGTCGGCCTTGATTTCGCGCTTGGCGATGCCGACGAAGTCGCTGAGCACGACGACTTGACCAACTGCCACGTCACTGCCAGGCGTGTAATCGATGGCCTGGCCGTCCTGAACGAAAACCGCTTCTGCCATTTCAGTTTCTCCTGATCGGGCCGATGTTGTTGATGGACGCTTACGCTTCGCCCTTGCTCTTCACGCAGCCGCGATGGTCCTGCAGCGCCACGCCGAAGTCGTGGTAGCCGCGCATCTGCACGCCCAGCACATTGAAGTCGGCTTCGGCCGTTTCGATGGTGGGGGACTCTTGGCCGTTGAGGAACGCGACTTCGATCACCGGCAGGTCGGTCGCCTCGGCCAGCAGATACCAGGCCTTGGCCGAATTGCCGGTGTACTGCGCGTTGGACAGGTAGCGGCTCACCTCGACCCGGAACTTGCCCTGATGGGGGTTGGACACCGGGTACTTCGTGCTCGCCGTTGTGTCGCGCAGTTCCATCGACTTGAAAAGCTGCGAGCCGACCGCGGACAGCGCCGTCGGAACGAGAAGGATCGCCGGCATGATCCCGATCGGCTTGCCGTCGCCGTCCACCTGGTCCATGAAGGTGACTTCGCCTTCGGTCAAACCGTCGATGGACAGCGCGGTGCTGGCGCCGCTGATGAAGTTGTTGTTGCCAGCCGTGAAGAACGCACTGTTCGCCAGGAACGTCGTCCAGAAGACGTCGTTGATCTTCAGGCCCGAGCCGCGTCCGAGCTTGCGGGGAACCGTGGTGATCGCCCCGAGGTCATCGTTGATGATGTCGCGGCGGTCGATGGAAAGCAGCAGGCCGTAGGTGTCGGCCTTGTTCTCGTACTTCTCCTCGCCCAGCGTGCCGTGCTTCAGTTCGCCGGTCGGCGAGACCTGTTCGTACTGGTCCTTGCCCACCAGGCGGTAGCTGGTGACCGTCTTGAAGTCGCTCACATTCCGCACGGCCGTGATGTTGCGCCACGTCCGCTCGACGCTGAAGAATCCCTCCAGCAGGAATTTGTTGGCGACGTTCGACAGGATGCCGCCGATGTCGATGGTCGAAAAGGCGGCCTCGACGGTCCGGCCAAAGGCATGGCGGAGGACCGAGCGGCTATCGCGGAAGTTGCGGCCCGTATAGCCGTTGGCCCACGCCGCCTCGAGCAACAGTTCTTGCAGCCCGATGCCGCCGCGGAATCGCCGCGCGGCCAGGTCGACCGTCTGCGGCTCGTAGGCGCGGTCGAGATCGTCCAGGCCTGCGGTAAGCAGGCACGCCGCTTCGAGCACCGCGCCGGTGACCGTGTTGTCGGGGGTGTGCATCGCCGGCGCTTTGGGGCGCGTCAGCCGCAGGTACTCGAGTTCCGTGCGCTGCTGGTCCCAACCCTCGCGAATCGCCTGGGCTTCCAGCTGCGGCTGCCGACCGCCGCAGATGCGTCGAATGGCAGTGATCCGCTCCGTCTCGGCGGCCGCCTGAGCGCGGATGTCGTCGACGGGACTGGTGGCCGTCACGGGCTGGCTCGTCGGTTGCACCGGCTCGGGCGTTTCGACGGGGGTGGGGGTCGGCTCATCCATTGTGGGTTCTCCTGGCGAAGGGGCAGTGGCCGCGACGGTCGCGCTGGTCGCGCCGTCGGCCCCGAGATCGACAAAACTGATTTCACCGAGCGTCGCCTTGCGGACGATGTTCAGCGGGCCGCTGTATTGCCGGCCGTTGACGGTCACTTGCTGGTTTTCCTTGGCGAACTCGAACTCGTCGACGCTCGCACCGACGGACGCCTGCCAGGGGAAACCGTTCTTGGAACTGACGACGACTTCGCGGGCGGCCGCCGTGTCGCGGGAGACAACTCCGGCCGCGACCAGCTGTCCCTGCTCGACGCGAATGCTGTCGGTGTGGCCGATGCCGGAAAGCGGATCGTGGCCAAAGCGGATCGGCCGGGACTGCGAAGGAATGGCCAGGCCCGCCAGGTCGATGATCAGTGGGTGCCGCCAGCCGGCGATCCGCATCGGTTGCCCGGTGTAGGCCACCATGCGGAATCGTGGCAGAGCTGGCGTCTGGCCATCGGCCTCCGCATCGAGGTCGATTACGGCTGTCGCGGTCAGGCTCAGATTGGTCGGGAGCGACCGCGCGTCAGGCTGCGCGGGCGGGTTGTTCTTCTTCGGCATCTTCAGGTTCCTCCGTGGGAGACGCAGGCTGCGCCGCGGCCGACGGCAGCCCCAGTTCGTTCATCAAGGCGACTTCCTTCGCCCGCTGGCGAAGTTGCTCTTCCCAATCCAGCCCGCGACGGGCGTATTCCTCGGCGAGCGTGGTCGTGTGGCTGCCCAGCCGCGTCGCCTGCGCCGAGGCTTCCTTGGCAGGATCAACATGCTCGCGGCCGTCCCAGAACCATTGGTGTTCCCAACGGGAGAACGGCGGCAATCCGGGCGGGATCAGTCCAGGGATGAGCGCCGCCTCGTCGAGCCAGGCGGCCAGGATGCGATCCAAGACGACGCTTTCGAGTTGCGATTGCTCGACACGGATCGATTTGAAGTAAGTCTGGTGGTCGAGCCGACCGGAGGCGTAGTTGTATCCCGAGCTGTCGGCCCGCGCGACATTGATGGGCGTCCAAGAGACGGACAAAGAGAGAACAACTGAATTGCGGCCTATTCGGCGGCGATCCAGCCTTTCTGGTGGCCGAGGTTGCGGACCTTGCCGCTGAGGACGGCCTGGGCCAGGAGGCGGGACGTGAAGGCCTTGTTGACGCCGAGGGCGTCCGCGACCTCTTGCACATAGACGGCGTCGTCTTGCTTGCGAATGAATTGCACGGCGTCGCGCCAGCGGCCGGGGCTGGGGATGTCGTCGTCGGTGAGCGGGATGACGCCGGCGACGCCCAGGTCGTCGCGGAGTTCGATCACGCCGTCCCAGAGCGTGATGCGGTGTTTGCCGTCGCCACGGCGCTCGCGGCGCAGGGTGATCCGCTTGACCGTCTGCCGAATGGCGAACGACAGCTTTTCGCGGTCGGCTTCGGAAAGGCGTTCGAGCAGTTCGTCCAACCGGCCGATGACCTCCAGAGCTTCCGGCGACGGGGCTCCTTCGCCGCGGGCCTGCCGCAGCTTGTCCTTTATATTGGCCTCCTGCTCACGCCAGCCGGCCAGCAGCTTCGAGATGCCCGGGATGTCCTCGGGGTTCGCCAGCGCCAGGTTCTCGGTGCCGCGCTCGATCTTGGCCCGCACCGCTTCAAGTTGCGATTCGAGCCGGCCGACGTTGGCTTCGACCTTCTTCGTTCGCCGACTGATCTCACTGCGGATGGCCCGCTTGGTGCGTTCGTCGGCCATAAAGGCTTGCAGCTTGGCCAGAACACCCCGTTCGATGGTGTCGGCCCGGAACGTCGGGCGATCCGATTCATCTGGGTGTTCCTCGAATGCCCGCGCCGGCAGGCTGTAATAGCGCCGCACGACCTTGCGGTTCGAGTGGCTCATCGTGCAGCCTTGCAGCCGCTGGCCGTCGCCCAGGTAGATGAGGCCGGTCAGCAGGTACTTGCCGGGTGTCGGGGCCTTCGATGGCTTTTGGCTGCGCCGCAGCATCCGTTGGGCGCGGTCGAACAAGTCACGCGACACCAGCGGTTCATGGGCGTCTTCGCAGACCACGCCGCCATCGTCGTGCAAGCTGCGAAACCTGCCCCGCGGCTTGCGGCCGGCGACGATCTTGCCGATATAGGCCGGGTTGGTCACCGTGCGGCGGACGCTGCTGGCGTTGAACCGCTTGCCGAACATCGTGCGAACGCCGTTGCGGTTGAGTTGCCGGGCCACCGCGCCGCAGGACGAGCCGCCAGCGACCGCTTCGAACATCGCCTGTACCGCCTCGACCGCCTTGGTATCGCTCGAAGCGACCAACCGCGACGACCATTGAATCGGCCGGCGGAATGTTTCCGTGGCCGAAACGCGGCGGACGACGCTGCCGGTCTCGTCGAGAATCTCGCGGTCGTAGCCGTAGGGCGGTCCGCCTTGCTTCTGGCCTCGGCTGATCGCCAGCCGTTTTCCGCTGATCACGCGGTCGGCCATCCGGATCGATTCCTCGCGGGCCCCGTACTGGTCGACGATGGCGGTGATCACGCCGCCAAGGTTACTGAAGTCGAGCTCGCCGCGCTGGCACGTGACGATCTTGACGCCAGCGTCGCGGAGCAGCTTCCAATGCACCATCGCATCGAACACATCCTCGCGCGACATGCGGCTCTGCTCCGAAAGCAGCACGGCGCAGAACGCCCCGCCTTTGGCGTCGGCCAACAGCTTCAAAAAGTCCTTCCGCTTGCTGGACTCGGTGCCGGTCAGCCCGTGGTCCTCGTACCAGCGCACGATGCGGTAACCCAGCCGTTTGGCCATCGCCTCGATGTCCTTGCGCTGCCGGGCTGGGCTATCCTGTTGCTGATCGCTGCTCATGCGGATGTAGCCGACCGCCGGCTTCATCGTGGTCTTCTTCATCGCAACTCCTTTCGATCTAGGGTGTTCGTTTCGCGTGGCGAACGCCGCCGCGCCAGGACACAGTTACCTCGGGCTGGCGACGCCATCCAGCCAGCGGCCGCGATGGCGCGCACGGGCGGCCCGCGTGGGCGTCGTTGGGACGGGCGGAGAAGGGTCCGGCCGTAAGAAGAGGCCGCGACGTGCGGCCTCGTAGGCGACGTGGTGGCCAACCGTGGCCAACCGGCGGGTCAGATGCCGGCCGTGGTCGCCACGGCGAACTCGCCGTCGCGCGGGCGGCGCTTGGCCGCGCCCCGCCATCCGGCAATGGCGCGGAACAACTTGCACTTGGCCGCGATCTCGCGCTTGGTCGGCAGGTATTCCAGCGTGCCGTTCTTGGCCCGCGTCCAACGACCGCGATCAACCCACCGCCCCTCGGTCTCCCATTCCCGAACCAGGCCATCCAGCATCTTCTGCTCGTTCAT